ACAAGGATTGCATTGCAACATATGATTAAAAACTTTAATCAGTTCAGTACATTCCTTGTTGTTGCACCTAAGAAATCTATATTTAAAGCATGGCAAGAAGAATGTGAGAAGCTTAACTGCAACCACATCTTGGATCATGTAACATTTACTACATATCTTTCTCTTAATAAACAAGATCCAAAGGGTTATGATATAGTATACCTTGATGAATGTCATAGTTTACTATTTAGCCACAAGGATTTCTTGGACAACTATCAAGGAAAGATATTGGGACTAACAGGTACACCACCAGTATATGGTGAGAAGGCACAGTTAGTTAGTGAATTCTGTCCTATTAAGTATAGCTTTGGCGTTGATGATGCCACTGATAATAATATACTTAATGACTATAGGATCATTGTACACATGTTACCATTGTCTGGACTTAGAAATATACCTAAGAAGAAGCATGATGGAGGAGTATGGTACAACAGTGAGTTAAAAGATTACCAGTATGTAACAGCTAGAATAGATGATGCAAAGCCTGGTAAAGCTAAACAACTTGCTAGTATAATGAGAATGAAATCAATGATGGATTATCCAACTAAGGAATCCTATGCTAAGAGTCTTATGAAGATGATAGATGACAAGTGTATTGTATTTGCTAACACACAGAAACAAGCAGATAGAATGTCACAGTACAGCTATCATTCTAAGAATCCTATGTCAGAGGAGAACCTTCAGTTGTTTAGTGATGGTCATATTGATAAGATGTCTTGTGTATTACAACTCAATGAGGGTGCTAACATTCCTGGTTTAAAAGCAGGTATAATCATGCATGCTTATGGTAATGAACGCAAGTCAGCACAGAGGATTGGTAGATTACTGAGACTCAACCCTGATGATATGGCTGTATGTCATATACTATGTTACCAACATACTATTGATGAGGTATGGGTATCTAAATCACTATCATCTTTTCATCAAGACAAAATCAAATATTATTATCCAAATAAAAAAAGTTAATTATGAGAAAGTATATAAGTTATATAGTTCTATTCAAACTACTACTCCTGCTTGCATCCTGTAGTACAACACAGTGTGTAACACAACGTCAATTAGAAATACAAAAGCAAATAGACATTCTACAAGCTGAGTATTACTATACTATTGATTCTCTCTATATAGAGTATTATAAAGAGTAAGCGTTATGGGTAGGATGAAAGAAGTTTTCATGCAGATGCGTGAAGAAGAATGGACTGGTAATGCTAAAGAATATCTTAGACGTTATGCTGCAAAGCTTGATAAGAAAGATATTTATATGACTATACCATGTCCTAATTGTTTTAATAAAACATTATTGTTTAACTCAACTAGTGATATAAAGTGTAAGTCAAGCGGGTGTGGTCAGGAATTTGTATTAGTAGATGTAAATACACTTAGATATAAATGAAAGCAATATTTTCTAGTATATTAATTAAGAAAGATGGGAAAATGGTACATTCCATAGATGCTAAATCCATGGAGTACCAGACTCTCATTAATAATTTACCTGAAGGTGGACGTATAGAGATGTTTATTGAAGTCTCTGGTGACAAAGCTACAGGTGCGCAGCTTAAAAGAATTCATGCTATGATCAGACAACTTGCCAATGATATTGGTGATGACTTTGAGTCAATGAAAATACAAGTAAAGAAGCAAGCAGGTTTATGTGCTAAAGATGGATGTAAGTCTTTTGCTGATTGTGATAAAGAAGAGCTAAATGGGGCTATACAATCATGTATTGCTATTGGTGACTTAGTGGGATCTAACTTGCGTTAGGTTCCTCTTTGTCTTCTTTTTCTTTAGCTAGTCTTTCCATTTCTTGTCTCTTTTCTATTTCTTCTGTAGTTAATGGTTTTAGTTTATTATCTATAGCCATTTCTTGCATTAGTTTAGATACAGCAGTTTTGTCATAGACTTTAGTTTTCTTTTGAAGGCCTGCTTGAATATTAAACTCTGTTATTATATTAGAGAGAGTCCATATAGCAGTATCCAAAGTTGTTACTAATTTTTGGTCAACACCTTTTTTAAGATCATAGTCTAGCTTCATATATTCTGTAGCTCTGATAACTTCTTTAGGATCAGCATTTGCTATAACATGATCTAATGTTCTAACAATTGATCTAAAAAAGAAACCTGATATAATTATTTCTACCTCACCATCATCTGGCACCATTTGGAATGCACTTTTTGGTAGTGAGTTAGTAAATTGCTGCATTACATCAAGCTCTTCTTGTGTAACATTTTTAAATTTTTTTGCCTTTGCCATGATTATATATTTTATAAAGCAAAGATAGTTAAATTTCTTGATTATACAAGAGTAATTTTGTATATTTGTTAACTAAAAAAAACCAATAGAATTATGTGGGAATTGATGCAGGAAATCCTGATTGACAAACTTACACCAAATCAGTTATTATTACTATATGCAATTGATAATAAACTGAGTATACAAACTATAAATCCACATTTAGAAGTAAAAGGATTGGTAGAAAATAAATATGTAGAATATGAACCAAAGAAATCTATTACCATTACAAAAGCTGGTAGAGATATCATAGAAAAGTATGATGCATATTTTAAGAAAGCCAAACGCAAGACTAATGTACACCTTATGGGTAAGAAGTATGTTGATCTTGTTGAGGAATATAGAGAAATCTTTCCTGCTAAAAAGTTACCAAGCGGTAAGCCGGCTAGAGTTAATGTCAAGACATTGATAAATAATTTTAGATGGTTCTTTGAAAACTATGATTACACATGGGATGAAGTTATTGCTGCTACACATAGATATGTAAAAGAGTATAGACAAAATGATTATTTATATATGCAAACTAGTCAATACTTTATATCTAAAGCAGATCAGTCCAAGGTTAAGCAATCTCAACTTGCTGACTATTGTGACATGATTAGAGAAGGGGTAGAGGAAGAAGATAATAACCATTTTAGTGAAAACGTAGTATGAAAAAAGCATGGGACGGACAACATAAAGCCTTTGGAGAAGCTCTCAAGTATATGCTTGATAGATCTACAGGGAAGGAGAAATCCATATACACACCATGGCCTAAGTTTAATGATGCTGTAACAGACGGATTAGAGTGGAATACTCTTACTGTTATTGGCGGCAGACCAGGGTCAGGTAAGACATTAATTAAAGATCAGATAGTTAGAGAATCTTTTGTACTTAATCCTGAAGATAAGTTTAGGGTATTAGAATTTCAATTTGAAATGGTTGGTAGAACATCAGCAATGAGAGAGTTTAGCTCTATTACTGGTAAGACATACAAACAATTATGTTCAGCAGGATATAAACTTCCTGAGAGTGTAATACAACAATGTCACCAGTATGCAAAGGGAAGAGTTAAATATCCAGTTGATGTCATATCAACACCAATGACTGTTAATCAAATGCGTGAGCAGGTTGACATGTATATGAATGAACATAAAGGACAGAAGACTATTATTACTCTAGATCACACTATACTAGTAAAGCGTGCACCTTATCAGAACAATAGATTAGATATGTTGTTTGAGTTAGGTGAATTCTTTACACAAGTAAAGCGTGAGTATCCTTGTTTATTTATTGCAATATCACAGCTTAATAGGAATATAGATAATCCTGATAGAGCTATTGATGGTAAGTATGGCAACTATGTACTTGAGTCAGATATATTTGGTTCAGATGCAATGTTACAACATGCTGATACACTGATTGGTATTAACAGGCCAGCCAAACAGAAGATAAGATTCTATGGTCCTGATAGGTATTTAATAGAAGATGATAAAACATTGGTACTCCATTTCCTTAAAGCAAGGAATGGTGATGCACGTATGTCTTTCTTTAAAGCTGCATTTGAGAGAATGGAGATTGAAGAGATGAATACACCTGAACAAGTACCAAGAAAATAATTATAATATGAAACCAGCTGAACGTAAGAAAAAAGTTACGGAACTATTTAAGGAGCATTCAAAATATTTTAAGGATGCTGGTATAGATCCATTATACATACCTAAGATGGCTTATAGACCATCTGGTAAGGATGAGCTGCATGTATCTTTCTTTCCTAGTGAGTTACAGAAAGGCAGTGATATATATACAGAGTTTGTTAGTATTGATTATGACTCAGAAGATCCTAAGAGAACACTATATCTATGGAAGCATAATCCACACTTTGATGAAGAGTATGAACTTGTTACATCTAAGAGTGGTTTTGAAAGATATATGATCCCTGTAGCTGAACTAAAAGTAATCAATGATATTAACTCTAGAAATAATGTTAAAGAAACTATTGCTAAACTTAGCACAAAAGACTTTGATGTTAAAGGTCCTGAAGATAGGACAATGATTGATGTATTAATAGGAATTGAAAAAGCATTACTAAGTATTAACAATAAATTAAAAAAATAAAATGGCACAAAGTGTATTAATTATTGCTGACTCAGGTACGGGTAAGTCAACAAGTATGAGGACATTAGATCCTAAAGAAACTTTTATTATTAACATTGCTAACAAACCATTACCATTCAAAGGATGGAAAAAGAATTACACTACCATAGGTAAAGAAAATCCTAAAGGTAACATGACAAGCGCATCCAGTGCAAGTGGAGTAATGAGTGCAATGGCACATGTAAATGATAAAATGCCTCACATCAAGACATTAGTTATAGATGACTGGCAGTATATGAGTTCATTTGAATACTTTGATAGAGCTAATGAGAAAGGTTATGATAAGTTTACTCAGATTGCGGCTAACCTAGCACAAGTTGCTAAGATGCCAAAAGATATGAGAGATGATCTAACTATCTTTTTCTTAACTCATTCAGAGGAAACAACTGATGTAAATGGACATAGAAAAGTTAAGGCTAAAACAATTGGTAAAATGATTGACAACACCTTAACGTTAGAAGGTCTATTCTCTATAGTATTATTTGGTAGAGTAAAGAAAACTGAAGATGCATTAGAGTATGGATTTGATACACAAAATAATGGGGAGAACACATGTAAGTCTCCTATGGGAATGTTTGAAGATTCCTTTATAGATAATGATCTACAACTTGTGAAAGATTGTATTATCAAATATGAAAACTAATTATTAATTTTAAAAAAAGAAAGATATGTTAAACACAAAAGACATGCAAGTAGGTTCAGGTAAAGCAAGACCTTTAATTGGACCAGGTAACAATGTTGTTAGAATTAATTCTATAACACTTGACCAAACTCCTTATGATTCTGAAGCATTTAATCTTAACTTACACGTTGAGACTAAGCCAGTTGGCGGAGACTTTGAAGGTTTCTTTAGAGATAAAACTAATGAAGCTCTAGGTAGATATGAAGGTCAAATAGGTAGAGTTAGAATGTCTCCTTATCCATATAAGGATACTACATTACCTAGTGGTAGAGAAATTAATAGAGATCAAGAGATCCTGAAGGCTATGATATTCTTAAGTGAAGCAGTTAATAAAAGATCAGAACTAGATAAGATTGAAGCTGCAACAATTGAAGACTTTATATCTAAGGCTAATTCAGTTCTTTGTGGTGACTTCTTCAACGTTTGCCTAGCAAGCAGAGAATGGGAAAACAAAGAAGGATATATTAATAATGATTTATATTTACCAAAGTTATCTAAGGATGGTATTCCTGCAGAATCTTTGGATGTTGATATTAGCAATTCAAGGTTAATTACATTTAACAAAGCTGAACATGTGCGTGAAGTACAAAAGAAAGCTGAGTCAACTGTAGCTGCAACTCCATCAGGTAATGGTGTTGTTGATGACTTTGAATTATAAATAAAAGTAGTGGGTGTTAGCTGGTTAAGTCCAGACGTGGCATACTAACTTAATTGGGACAAAGCAATTGCACACCAAGTCTCAGCCCCCAACTTTTAAATCTAATGCTATGTTTACTACAAAAGGATTTGCTAATAATAAAGATGATGTAAATAGTGCATGGGTATTTGAATACTATCTTACTCTACCTGAAAGGTTAACCGGTCAGGATATAAAGATTAAGTCAGTGTTTAATCCTAATGAGCGTACAGCTTCTATGTGTATCTATTTATGTAATTATACTAATGAATATAAGTTTAAAGATTTTTCATCAGGTAAACAAGGTAGTAAGATTGATCTAGTCTGTGAGTTGTTTGGTCTTGACTATTCTAAAGCATTGTTTAGGATAGTAGAAGATTGGAATAAATGGTCTATGGATGGCGGTGTATTTGACTATGATGAATTTACTCCTGCTCCTAAATATAAAGTAGACTTTGCATTGCCCCGTGATTGGAGTAAGCAAGATGCTGATTATTGGATGCAGTTTGGTATTAGAAAGAAAGTTCTTACAAAGTATAATGTGAAACCACTAGAATACTTTACTATGATTAAGGAAGGAGATGTAATTGAAAAGATCAAGATAGCCAATGGATTGATCTATGGATATTACAACAATAACAAAGTATATAAGATCTATCAACCATACAGTAGTAGAAATAAATTTACTAAAGTAAATGAATATCTACAGGGTGTGGATCAATTGGAAGATGACTTGTACCTTGTTATTGTCTCCTCTTTAAAAGATGGTATGTGTATACAAAGCATGGGTTTTGCATTAGACTTTGTTGCTCCTGACTCAGAGAATACTCTGATCAAGCCACATATTATTCTAAATTTTAAAGAAAGATATCAAAAAGTTATATCTTTGCTGGATAATGATGAGTGTGGTCACAGCGCAATGAAGAAGTATGAAGAGCTTTATGACATCAAACCTATATATATTAAGTCTGAGAAAGATATATCTGATGCTGTCAAGAAGTATGGTGTTGAGGCTGTTAAACCTAAGCTCCAAAAACTAATTGAAGATGCAACAAAATAAATGGTTTATACCGGGTAATGTACCTAGTTCTAAAAACAGTAGGCGTTGGACTGGAAAATATTTTATAGCTAGTAAGACAGTTATGAAGTACAGAAAGGACACGGCTAAGTATTATAAGAAGTTTACTAAATCCTTCCAAGATGAAGTAGCTAAGTACAAGTCCCCGGTATTTATCCATTTTACTTTTATCAGAGGTACTAAACATAAGTTTGATTATATAAATCCTACACAAACTGTACAAGATGATATGGTAAAACACGGTTGGATTGATGATGATAACTGTGAATTTATTGTACCATGTTTTAATGCATACAAGTATGATAAAAATAATCCAGGTGTAATAATAGAAATAAATGAAAAGTTTAATGAAAGAAGAGATGACAATTGAAACATGGACTAAACTTATACAAATGATGAGATCCTCCAATATGGAGGATTTTTTTTTGGGTTTAGAGCTATATAAAAATATGCAACGTAGTAAAGCCTATGACTTATTACTTATAAAATCTTTTGGTGGTCAAAAACGCAGAGAGATTATTGTAGGTATTAAACATGTCAATAAGGTACATCCTATGTTCATGACATTGGAGGATATAAAAGACCAATGTGTAACAGAAAATGAAAAATTAATATTTAAAAATTTAGAGAATGAGTACAGTAACTACAAAAGTAAATTTAAGTAAGATAGTTGATGATGTCTCAAAGGCATCAAAGACACTTATGTTTTCTGAACCTTATTATGGTTTATTCCTCATTGGTATGAACAAAGTATATAAGAATGACTTACCAACTGCTGGTGTAAGTAAACTAAATATGGGAGTGCAACTTGCAATAAATCCAGAATACTTTGATACACTAAATGAAAAACAACAACAAGGTTTAATGAAACATGAGATATTACATGTTTCACTTGGACATCTAATGATAAGAGATAAGTTCCCTAATCATAAGTTGTTCAATATTGCTGCAGATCTTGAGATCAATCAGTATATATCTGTTGACATGCTACCTCCGGGTGCATTAGTTCTAGATATGTTTGAAGATTTAAATCTTAAGACTAGAGCAGGTACAAAGTATTATTATGATAAACTACAAGAGGCTCAAGATAATTGTAGCTGTCCAACTCTAGAGTCTATACTAGATCAGATGAATGGAGATAGTCAATATGACCATACAACATGGGAAGAGTTTGATGATCTAACGGAAGCTGATAAGAAGCTAGTACAAAAGCAGATTGAACATCAGATGAAAGAAACTGCTGATGCTACAGTAAAGAGATGTGGTAGTTTGCCGGGTGAGCTAGCAGATATTATTAGAAGACTTCAGAAGATTGAACCACCAGTATTTGACTGGAAGGCATATCTAAGAAGGTTTGTTGGTAATTCTAGTATAGTATATACAAAGAAACTGAGACGTAAGTACAATAAAAGATACAGTGGCAACCCTGGCCTCAAGATCAAACATAAGAATCATATCTGTGTTGGTGTTGACACAAGCGGATCTGTATCTAACTCAGAGTTAATAGAGTTCATGAATGAGCTCACACATATGCACAAGACTGGTCATCAGATCACTGTAGTACAGTGTGATACACAGATCAATAGTGTAGAAGTTTTTAATCCTAGAAAGGATTGGGACATAAAAGGTAGGGGAGGCACAGACTTCCAACCTGTAATAGATCATTATAATGAGAAGGGGTATTATACTGCCCTAATATATTTGACAGATGGTGAAGCTTATACTCCAGACAACTGCCCTAAGAATACTTTATGGGTTCATAGCAGCAGGTGTAGTATAAATGATAACTTACCAGGACTTAAAATACAAATAACTAAAAAATAGAAAAAATGGCACAAGTAAATTTAAACATTGATGAACTTAAAGATTTTGTTAATCACGTAGTTAACAACAATAGGTTCTTACAGAAACAAGGAAAGAAACCAGTAGCAATTGAAGTTGTTGGTGAGTCTGGTATTGGTAAGACTACATCTATTATGGATATGGCAAGAGATCATGATCTAGATTTTGTTAAGCTTAATCTTGCACAGATAGAAGAGCTTGGTGATCTAGTTGGTTTCCCAGTACGCCAGTTCCAAATGTATAAAGAAAAGGAAGTAAAGGTTTCTAATAAAAATCTTAATATCAGTTCTGCAGCTACTGATGACTTGCTTAAGCTAGCTAATAAAACTACTACCAAGAAGGTAGGTCAATGGGTTGATGAACTAGCAGTTGCAGAATATCTTAAGAGTGGATGGAAGATGACAGGTAATAACCGTATGTCATACTGTGCACCTGAGTGGATTGCAGGTAAGAAGAAAGGTGGTATCCTACTTCTTGATGACTGGAACCGTGCAGATGTAAGATTCATTCAAGCTGTTATGGAATTGGTGGATCGTCAGACATATATCTCATGGACATTACCAGAGGATTGGCATATCATATTGACTGCTAATCCTGATAATGGTGACTACATGGTTAACTCTGTTGACTCTGCACAGAAGACTCGTTACATTACTGCAAACCTAAAGTTTGATGTAGATGTATGGGCAAGATGGGCAGAGGCAGAAGGTATTGACTCAAGATGTATTAACTTCTTGTTGATGCATCCAGAACTTGTAACTCAAGAGACTAATGCAAGATCTATCTCTACATTCTTTAATGCTATTTCTAGCTTTGAGGACTTTGATAAGAACTTGGCCTTGATCCAAATGATTGGTGAAGGTAGTGTGGGTGAAGAGTTTGCGTCTATGTTTACAATCTTTATTAATAACAAGCTGGACAAGCTGGTTGCACCTAAAGATATTCTACTTCATGAAGATGAGAAGTATATCCTTGGAGCGCTAACATCTTGTATGGGTAAGTCTGATGAAGATGGATACAGGGCTGACATTGCGTCAACTCTTGCAACAAGACTTGCAAACTTCTCAGTAGTATACTCTAACGGTAATACTATCAACCAGAAAGTTACTGATAGGCTAATTAAACTATGTACAGGAGAGCATTTCTCTAATGACCTCAAGTACCTAATAGTTAGAACTATCTTTAATGGTAACAAGCAGAAGTTCAACAAGTTCATGATGAATCCTGAAATAATTAAAATGACGTTAAAATAATGAGCAAGGAAATTCACAAGGATGTGCGTTCCATGCAAAGTGTTATTGACTCATTGGGCATCACTACTACAGACATCAATGGTATGATCTGTAGTGGTGACTGCACCAAACTGAGTACTGTTCTAGTAACAGAAGATAAGGCTGTGTATGAAGAGCACAAAGATATAATTGAAGGAGACCATGATCTCCCTATACATACATATAAAGGTAAGAAAGCATTTATTATGACAGGTTCTACAGTATCTGCAGATAAGATGAAGATTGAACTCAAAGAGCATGGGATGACTATTACTAGTAATCCACAGCTTGCTGATGTATTTATCACAAATCATAATTCTGTATATTATGTAGATGACCAATCACTATCATTACAATCATATATGTTTTATATCCGCAATGGTTATTCTGTTACAGAGTTTGAAGATACTAGACGTGGTGGTTATATAAATGATTGGATGGCAGATGAAAACATAGAACATGTACTGTGGGATAACAACAGAGCAGAAATGCTTAATGCACATATAGGTTCTTGTGAGTATGACTCTCTCCCTTATGATACTTATGTTTACACCGGTATTAGTTTAGAGATCTTGGATAGGATCTATAACCACGGTGCTACTGTTATTTCTGAGAGAAGAGTTATGGAAGAATCTCCTAATCAACAGGTATTGACTCCTGACCTTCTTAATACTATCACAAACATGTATACTGCTGGTGGTGATGACAGAGCATTATTGGAAAAACTTTTACCAACTATTAGGACTGATGTTAACAGGCACTTGTTGTGGAAACTTGCTGGTATGATAAACAGATATAAGTTTAATAGTAGAAGTAAAGATCTAGACTATTGGTGGAATAAATCAAAGTTAGAATGGATGAGTAGACAAACTGCAGAACGTTTCTTGCTTAGTGAGCATGAAGAAGATAGACTGACTAATGAAGGTTTTAAGTATTTAGAGCCTATAGTTAGACAGGAGATCAGCATTAGTAACAGAGAGTTATATGTGTTTAAGGTTCAGGTGAAGCCTGAATTAGCTAATAAATATTTAAAAATTAAGAAAAATGAATCTAAGAAAATATTGGAGAATTAAATTTGATGGAGACAAAAAGTATATAAATAGTTTTGCTGATATGACTGTTACTGAGTCAAATGATTTTACTGTAGAGTTAGAGTCTACTGACAGATACAGTTTAAAAGACTTTATAGAAGCAGCAAATAAAAACTTATCATCTGGTCAGATTAAAGATCTAACCGGTATAAACTTTCTATATAGATATCCTGGAATTAGTTTATCTAGAGATAGAGTTGGTTTATATTGTGAGAAGACTGGTCTTAAAATGATTAGAGATAAGAATGCAGCAGATGCAAGAGTTATATCTACAAAAATAATTGAGAAGTGTGTTACATCCGGTTATTATGATAATAAGTTTATGACAGCTCAAGAACTTATAAACGCAATAAAAAGAAATTCTACTGCATTTGCTAATGTTGAGTCTAAACAAAATGTTGTTTTAGGATTACAAAAAATGTTTGCTGATAAATTAGATGCTTTGGTTGCTGTTCCTGATCGTTATTATTATAATACTGAATGGGACAATACAGTTGAAGTATTGTGTAAAGAATTGAATGGTTTGAAATTTCTTAAGAATTATGCTTATAAAGTTGATAAGAAAAATGAAGATTGGTTTTATGAGCTAATGGGTGGTAAATTTAAGTGGATACTTGATGATGATTGCAACAA